AAAGAAAAGAAGTAAAAATTGTAAATTTTTATCTGAAAATATTATTTAATGATAAATAATTTATAATTAAATCTTTAGTTTATTATATTTAAACACATTTAGCGAAGAATACCATGTAAAATATGTTTTGCTTCTTCTCCCAAATCATTCCAAGGTTAAATTTCTCATTTGTTCATATACTACCATCCCCCCAATAGAAGATGGTAATGTCCTAATATAAATCAGAGAAATTCCTTTCCATAAATTCAAGATCCCATATTTGGAAATTCTATATTTTAGTATATCCATTATTTTTTTATTATTTAATTGTTGTTCAATCTTTATAGTTTCCAAAGGATACGTAATAGTCCATACCGACCAACCTGCAACTGCTCCGTTAATTATGGATTGTCTTAAATCACTTCCATAATTATTTCTCATATGTCCATATGTACCTAAATATATTGACGTACCTATAATAGACCTGGCTATTTCTGGTTTAATTCCATTATATAATTTTAAAGGGCTATAAAATGTTTTTTTTACAAAATAATAAAGACTCCGCTCGTTTTTATTTAAAACATAATTATTACAAATATAACTAGATGGCATAGTAAAAAAACTACTAAATAATCCACTAATAGCACCTGAAAGGAAAGGTGAAATATCCCTTTTATTTAAAGTTTCGTATATTTTAAATTGTATAGCCCTGTCTACAGGTACCGTAATTAAAGGGACACTGACACCTCTGTATAATGTTTTTATACTATTTTTCTTAAAAAAATTTTTTATACCCTTATTTTTATTACTTTGAATATATAATCTCACATAATCAAACGGGTGTGAAATTAATACTCTTGTTAAACCTTGAAAAAATCCTGGTATTAAATCCATATAATTAATAGCGATTATTATTTTATATAGATTATATAATAAAAGTTTTAATATGCTGTAATAAACCGAATGATTAAATTGATGATATTTATAATAATTAAACACCCAATAAATCATTCAATCCCGTATCAAAATCCATTATTTTTCCCCTTATTTTTGGTTCACCTATTGTATTAAAAAAATTATTTGATTTTAAATTAAATATATTTATATTTTCAATATTATCTAAAATTTTAATATTTTTATAATTAAATTTTTTATTAATATTATCATCAAATATACCTAATACATTATTATTAGTTTCTAATAAAAAATCTATTATTACTTTTGAATTATTACCGGCCCCAATTAAATAACATCGCATTATTATATAATAGTAGAATATTTTAAGATTAATTTATAAACATACTAAGAGTATATTATTTCTTATAATTTTATAGTCCTCCCATCTATTAATGCAATGGTTAATTGTTTAATATCTTCTAAACTATCTAAACCATTATACTCATAAACTAAATAATGAAATAACCAATCTTTATTTTTTTTATTAAATTGGTTTACATATGGACCACATAATAATTTAATATCATCTAAAACATCAATCTTATTACCATCTGCAGTTATAATATCTGCCTCTAAAATATCATCAGGAATATTTATATTATTTTTATTTTTTATAAATAAGTTGTATTGTTCTAAATCATATTCTTTATCTATTGTAATAAATTGACGATTTTTTAATGTAATATAGTAATAAATATTTTCATTTAAAAATACTACTTTATCAACATATGAGGGATTTAAACAACTAGAATTTGTTAATCTTTTGTAAAAATTATTTGTCCATTTTAAAAGTTTTACATAATTATAATAAATTACAGTGCCAACACCAGTTATAAGGAGAATTTTATTTAACATTTTATAAATAAAATTTGAGAATTATACTTAGATGAATATAAAAATATAGGTTATTAACGTGTTTAGGATTTTTTACAAGTCCAAAAGAGAATTAATACCTTCTGTAAAGCTTATAGTGGGTTCCCAGCCAAGCTTTTTTATTTTTTTATTTGTAATAAAATACCGTTTGTCATTAAAAGGTCTATCAGGCACAAATTTTATATAATCATCAGCCGTATCTTTTCCAAAGATTTTCTTAACTAAAAATTCTGCGACTTCTAAAACAGACCGTTCATCTTTTAAATCAGAGCCTATATTGTAAATTTCATCTATTTTCCCTTTGTGTAAAATAATATCGACTGCCGCAGATACGTCGTCGCTATGAATAAAACTACGAAGTGATGAACCATCGCCGTGAATGGTGCATTTTTCTCCAGATTTTAATAACTTTATAAACTTCGGTATTAATTTCTCAGGATATTGGTTTGGTCCATACACATTATTACATCTCGTAATTATACATCTTAATCCATAGGAGTGTTTATAGGAATTAACTAACATTTCGGCCGCTGCTTTACTGGCGGCATATGGATTTGTAGGACATAACAGGGACATTTCGTGTTTAGGTTTTTCATCTAATTCAGATTCGCCATAAACCTCGTCGGTGCTGAAATGTAAAAAAAGTATCGTAGGCTTTGTTTTTCTTACTACTTCTAATAAGGTATGTGTTCCTTTTACATTATCATCAGTATATTGTAGTGAATTATCAAAAGAATTATCTACGTGAGACTGAGCTGCAAAATGAATTATACAATTTATTTTGCTTGTTTGAATAATATACTTAATAAGATTATAATCATTTATATTACCTTCTATAAAAGTATATCTCGAACTATTTCTTATATCAGCCTTAATATTATATTCCGAGGCACAGTAATACATCGCATCCAAATTTACTATTTTATATTTAGGATATTTAGCACATATATAATTAATAAAGTTTGAACCTATAAACCCACATCCACCAGTAACAAGAATATTCATATATATATATATATATATATTATTAAATAAAATAATTTTGATTATTTAATTTATTAATAGTACAGTATTAATGGAAGCATTTTTAGGTAAATATCTACAACTTGCCAATAAAAATAAAAATTTAGTTGTATCTTTAGGAAAAAAGGATTCTGATAATGTTTTTGATAATACCCTAACAGAAAAAACAATTAATAAAATTATTAAATACATAGGTGAAGCATATAGAACTAAACGAAAATATTATACAGAGACAATTTATTATAAAGGAAACGAGCAGAAAAAAACTATAAACAACGAACTGTTTTACCAATTAGTAAACGATTTAGATGTATATATGGATGACACCTGTCTTTTAGTTAATAGACAGTTTATAACTGATGCTATTATAATGCCTTCTTATGGTGAATATGATTATAATACAAAAACAGAAGTATTAGAATATATTATAGAGAATTCGTTTATGTGCAGGTTTAAATTAGAAGATGACATACATAGTTTAGATATAGTTGTATATAAACCCTGCGATAAAGGTATTTTTCTAAATTTTCTAAATAAAATTAAATCGTTATAGAGATTTACTTCCGAGTAATATAATTTTTATCGCATCCACAACATATAACTTTAACAAAAAATTTAGCTAATGCCTCCCCAACCTTATTCGAAAATGCTGGACAGCAACTACAGCACTCTCCTTCTTTATAGCAAGAGCAACGACTTTCCTTACCCCCTAACATACAGTCAACAATATCGGTTTGTACTTCTTCTACTGTTACACGTCCATCCCCGTCGTTATCAAGGGATTCGAGTAATTTCCCATTTAAATAATTAACCAATTTCAAAATAATATTCATCGCCTCCGCATTACTGGAAATATTTCTTAGTTGTTCTTGAACTTCTGGCGAAACTTCATTTTCAAGTTCTGGAGATGATAAAACCTCTACTATAAGTTCTAAAATAACTCCGGGTTTATTGGATGGTTCTACATTTTTGAGGTAAACAGTTACGTCAATTGTAGATTTAACACATTCAACTATTTCATTAATAATCGTAATACATATTTCTGGGGTTAATTCTTTAATTTCCTTAGTGATTTCATATGTTTTAAAAATTTTTATAGTAGCCGTAGTTATTTTCTTTTTATCTTCTTCGTTAAACATTTTATAATAAATATTATAACATTATTATTTAGATTATTTTTTATTTAAATAATCTCAATATAATATAAATGAATTTAAGTTTTTTTACCGTTACAATTTTATACACCTCGTTGATTTTATTTATACATTACAAAATTAAAGAAACCGAAAAGAATATGGCACCTACCATTAAAAAATCAAGAAATTATAAAAGAGCCCCCGTTAGAAACGAAATTAAAACAGTTATTTCTTTAGATAATATAGACGAAGATGTTGAGAATGATACTATAAGAGATTTGAAAAAATTCTTAGAAACACCCGATATAAAAGCTAAAAAAATTGTGGCACCAATCATATCTGAATTGGATTTAAACGAATACTTTAATGACGGCGTCGATTCTGAAGAAGAAGAAGAAGCAGATAGTGTTTCAGATGAAGAATCCACCCAAGAACCAATAAACAATCAAGAACTAGAAGATTTACCGGAGTTATCACAAAAAGGTCCATTAAATGAAACTCCTAATAGTGGTTTGAATGAATTACAAGGGTTTAATGGACTTGCCGCATTTGATGAATTTGGAGGATATCAGAATTTCGCTACATTATAGTTATTTTTTCTTTTTAGATTTCTCTATTTGTAAAATATTATGCTCTAAAACAAACCGTTTTTTTGAGTTTAATATATTAGTGACGCTATTAATATTATAGAAATCGACAAAAGCCATTCCGGAAATTTTATCAGGATTATGCTTATCCTGTAAAACAGTAATTCGTTGTATATTTCCAAATTCTATTAATATAGCCTTAAGGTGTTGGTATGCTGTAGTTCTATCAAGATAAGTAGGGACATTTTTAACAACTAATGTCGTATTTATTTTTTTATCAGAACCAGGGGGTTTATAGGCACCTGTTTCAATCTTATCGGTCTTATCTAATTTATCAAGAAAGGTTTTATCTATATTAAATACCTGAAACCCGTTTGAGTTTGTGGTAGTTTTAATTATTTTTTTCTTAATTTTGGGCTTAGTAATTACATAGGGTTCGTCGGGTCCACTTATATATAAATTTAATTTATCACGAATTGAGAAGTAATGTTTTCTCTTTTCATTATTATATTCATGTACATCTGCATCTGGTGGGGCTATCCAAACAGGCTCTCCCATTATAGATGTATGCGATTCGCCTGCGGCAACACCGAATTTAAAAAGATTCCGATTAATAGCACATACATTCATTTTTCGCGAACAATAATAGTGAATATCAGTAACTAACTCGGTATCATTCAGATAATACAGTCTCCTTTCGGTGATAGTTTCTATATTGTTACCTATATGATTATATATATATCCTATTACGAAATCGATATTTTCCGACGATTCATTATATTTTTTAAGTTTAACTTCTTTGTATTTTTTTACAGGAAATGGGCCAATATCTACTGTTTTTATTAACTCTCCTGTCATTACTAATATATAGTAACTTATTTTAAAGTATTTATTAATATGACTAATAAAAAATATTAATATATAATAATGAACAATAATTTAATTAAAAAAAAAAAATATACCGTGGAGGGATTTGCCAGTTGTGCAAAAAAATCGGCGATACCTAAAACTATAATTATATGGATTATTTTAAATGGTTTAATCACCGGTTTCTTCCTTATACCAAATATGATGCCACTTATAAATCTCCTTTCAACACCTGCAAGTTTAATGCTAGCATGCGTAATGAATGTAATTTTTCTGATTGTTTTAGCAATCCAAGTAGCGCAAATTAAATAATTTAATTAAAATTGATTTAAAAAAATATAAAGAAATTTCATAATAAATATTTAATGGATGTATTAAAATTAAAATATTGTAACAACAACGGGTTTTTAATTAAAAATAATCGTAGTAAATTTAAAATATTAAAAAAAATTAATAATATTTTAGATTATAATGTGCTTAGTAACAACTATAAGATTTACTCTGATAGATTGGAATATGCTTTAAAAAATAGAAATACCGCATGTACGTATTTAACTACTGGGAAGCCGTGTCTTTTATATTTAACAAAAATTAATGGAGAACCAATAGCACTTATAATTGAGAAAACTATTAATAAAAATAACATTTATCCGAAAATTATTTCAGTTTCTTTACATTTTAACAATGAATTGTATGACGACACCTTACTAACCGCCGAATTATATAGAATAGATAATAATTGGTTTCTAATAATTGATACGTTACTAATATTCAAGGGGAAAAAAACTCTTTACCAAAACCACAATAATATTAAAATGCTTACTTTAATTATTCAAAAATATCAGTATTTAGTAGGTGATTCATGTAAAGTAATTGTAAAAAAATACATGAAGCCTAGTGAAATAGGTGAATTTATGAAAACTACTAATTTCAAATTAAGTGGAATTAAATTTATTAATAAATCACCTATACACTTTTACTTTAATAAAAAGTTTATTACTTTTAGAAATGATAGACTGTTTATATTACCTACTTCAAATGAAAAATTTATTCAAGAGAAACTGAAAGAATTGACGACCAAGCCTAAAAATAAAGTAATTTCAAAGGTTAAAAATGACGTAGCTAAAACGTTTATATTAAAAATAAAGACTACCAATAATTATGGAATTTATCATCTTTTTGCGACAAAAAAATCGGAATTAAAAAATTTAGGCATAGCCAGAACAAATACATTAGAAATTTCTAATCAACTTTTAGAAAAATTTAGAAATGTATCTGAATTTAATGTAGAAGCAGAGTATGATTATGATTTTAATAAATTCAGAGTTATTAAAATAGTAGAAAAATCGACACTATCTAATTACAATAATATTAGTAAGCTTATATAATTAAATAATATTAGTTTTTTTTTTGTAATAATCTTATATTATAATAGTAATGAAAACTAGAATATACAGAACAATTAATTTACCTCTGAGCGAAGATGAAAAAACTTCATCAACCGACTTAGAGTCTATTTATCAGGTTCCTATAGATTTTATTTCTGTTCCAAAAAAATTAGACAAGGTCGATAATAGTTATTACGAAAATCTTCTAGAAGTGAGTGATAATATACAGCATATACCGTTGTTTGTAAAAAAACCCTATAATTATCTACTAAAAATTAAAAATATTTTAGAGAAAAGAATAGTTAAATTAGAAGAAGTTTATGAACAATTATTGGAGGAGAACGCGAAGTTGTCTAATATTCTTGAGAAATTAAACTATTATCTAAAATTGGCCGATATTTTTCCCGAAATACATTTACTCGACAATATAAATAGTTTATTAGAGAGTTTAACTGCTACTTATGGTGGGTTGAATGGGCTCGCTAATCTGAATAAATGGTGGTCAGTCTTCAATTCTTCAATAAGGGAACAACTTATTTTACTTGAAAATAATTTAGAAAATAAAATAATTTTAGATAATTACGATAGATTAAATATTAATATAGATTCTGACACACATGATAATGGATACACTCTAAATAACAGAGTTGATTTTAATGATTTTATGAAAAACTTTTCTGATAAATCGATGCATATTCCTCATCGAATAATTAAAAATTATAACTTAGTATCGAATAATAAATCTGTTTTAAGTAATATCACCTTATCAAATCAGCAAAAATTTGTATCAGATTATTTAAACAGTAATACCCCCTACAGAGGATTATTACTTTACCACGGCCTCGGTTCAGGTAAGTCGGGCGCATCTATTGCTATTACAAACGGTTATAAAAATAGAAAGGTAGTAATATTACTTCCCGCTTCTCTAAAAATTAATTATCTACAAGAAATTGAAAAGTTCGGGGAGAGTTGTTTTAAATCTAATTTAAATTGGGAATTTTTCGAAATGCCTTTTTCAAATACCTATGAATTATATAATTGGTCTAATACGCATTTGGTTAATAAATATGAACATATAGGAGAAAACGTCACTTTTAATCAAACACAATTTAATATTTACTCGGATTATAAATTAAATAAAAAAACACCTATTAAAGATAAAATAATTGGTAATATATTAATAAACTCCTATGTTTCTTTAAAAAATACTTTTTACAACATGTTAAATAATTTAGGTATATCGCGCGATTTATTATCTAAAATAAGCACCACGCATGATGGACAAAAAGGAATTTGGTTATTAAATACAAGTGTTACTATTGGTGATATCATACAGGAAAAGATTACACATAAACTTTATAAAATAACAGCTATTCGTAAAAAACAGATTTATTTAGCCAAAATAGATAAACAACATATTGGTGGTGGAAAATGTAAGTTATGTGGGGCGGATAAAACTACTTCCAGAAATTGCCCTTTAAACGAAAATGCTAAAAAAGTTAATTTTAAAAAACATATAGAAGGGACGAAGGAATATGCTATTATAAACGCCAAGAAGGCAGCAGAAGCATTTGACGAGGAGGATTTAACTGTCGAAATAAGAAGATTATTGGAATTATCAGCCTTTCCAGCGCCAAAAATAACACCTAACGCTTCTACTGGTCAAGAAGATGCTGAATTAATTATACCACAAAGTAATTTACCCCAATATGCACAGTATGTTATTAATCAAAATTATTCTCAAGAGGAAAAAACTTCTATATGTAAACAAATAAAAGAATGTTTTAAACATAAATATGAACTTTGTTCGTATAATGCCGGTGCCTATACCATTATTAATATATTTAAAAATTTAATACCTAATTTTAGTGAACTAATGGAGGATAAATCTTCTAGTCAAATAACTAAAGAAGATATTAACAGTATTATGCTTAAAATAAGCAGCGGAGAAATTAAAAACCCATTTACTGATAAGGTCGTGGTAATTGACGAAATCCATAATTTAATTTCACTTATAATGCCAAATACCGACAGTGTGAATTTTAATGGTGGGGTTTTATTCGAATTATTAATGAAAGCTGAAAATGTAAGATTAGTATGTTTATCAGGAACTCCAAGTATTAACGACGTATTTGAATTCTCTATATTATACAATATTATAAATGGACTTATTAAATCATTCCAACTACAAATATCATCTAAGGATGCGCTGCTTTCACTTGATACCGTTAAAATAGAAAAGTTTCTATCAACTCATAAAATTATTGATAGATATGTCTTAGGGAAAAATAAAGTAAATATCACCCGTATCCCACAAGGTTTCGTTAAAGTTTTTGATCACGAAAATAATTATACAGGGGTTAAAAAAAATAAACTTAACGATGGTTCTGATAAGGAATTTATAGAAGAGCTGATTCAATCCTTCGAATACGCGTTCCCTTCATACCAGATATCCTTTGAAAAAATAAATAGCCATACTATTTTTAATAGTATATTAGATACTACTCGTTCTTGGGAGCAGAGAATGATTGGTGATTCGCAATTTGTAAACCAACAAATTAATTTATTTAAAAATACGTATATTGATTTAGATGAAAATATACTTTATCCTCGAAATTTTAAAAATAATATAGCCGGATTAACGTCCTTTTATAATGAAAGGAAAACTGACAACGAAGGCAATTTAATATTTCCAGAAGTAGAAACGATTCCCCAGAATATCGAATTTAGTATGTATCAATTTATTAAATATTGCGCGGCAAGAGAAGAGGAAAGAAAAAAAGAAAAACTTTCACGATTAGGTAAATTTATGAAGGGTTCCGCCAATATTAAATCATCCTTTAAAACATCCACAAGACAAATTAGTATTTTTGCCTTCCCACCCGAAATAACCAGAGTTACGAAAAAAAATTTATACGACGTCGAATATATAATGTCTGTTATCGAAGAATATATTACTATATTGTCTTCTGGGGGGAGTATTGGGCGTTACAAAACTATTAAGCATAAAAAAATTAAGGATAAGATAACGGAATTATATGAATTAAAAGTAGTTTTTTTAAATAGTATGTTAAAACCTGATATAATACACGCCCATGCGGAAAGAGGTGTATTTGATCCAGAAATTCTGTTAATGTCTTTCTTACAAGAAGAAATTACAGAAAGCCCTGCTACGGAAACACCCAAACAGGTGGAAGTATTGTCGTTAAAACTTAAAATAAATATTAAAACGGGGAGTGCAGAAGCATTTGAAGAATTAAATATTAATATGGATAAAAATAAGAATTTTTTTATTAGACTTTGTACTAAAATAAACGAACTCGTTCAAGAGAATTCGGGGGTTATATTGGCGGGGAATACCGATGCTATTTTAGAACTTATTAAAACTGAAATGGGTGAACATTATTTGAGTTATAATTTAGAATCTGATAAATATGACATATTCGAAGGTGTCGATTTTGATAGTGAATATGAGGATAATTTAGAAGAACAAATACAACGAATTACCGAAAGCGACTTATATTTGAATTTAGATAAATTTGTCAGCGGCGAATCATATAATTTATCATGGCTTTCTCCTAAATATATTAATATTTTTAACAATTTAATAAAATCGCCTGGTTCGGTTTTTATTTATTCGCAATATTTAAATGCCGAGGGGATTAGATTATTTACAGAAGTATTAAAAAAAAATGGATTCAAAGAATTAAATTGGAATAGGGGTGTATTTGATATAAGTAAAATACGGGACGAGCAATCTGGTAATGATTGGTGTTCTATTATGAATAATAAAAGAGTCTTAGAAGGGGAATTCAACGACGATAATACTATAGAACCTGGTAATTTAATAAGATGGACCAGGGAAGAAAATTCAAAATATATATCAACTACACATAGAGTAATAAAGGTAGATGATACCGAAATGATTATTACAAAAGTATTTGACCCAGAATCATCGGGTGATAAATATGACTTTATTAAATTAATGTACCAAAACGACGATTTGAATAGTTTTAAAAAATCGGATTTGATTAAAATTCCTTCCAGTAAATTTAAAGAAATTAGTATTTGTAGATATGTTCTTTGGACGGGGAAACAGACTGATACTCAAGAAAGAATCGATATTCTAAAAAAATTTAATAGTGGTGATAATAAGTATGGACAGGATTGCTTAATTTTACTTGCTACCTCTTCGGGCGCTGAAGGTATTAGTTTAAAAAATGTTAGACAGGTTCATATTATGGAGCCTTATTGGAATAATGTCAGACGAGACCAAGTAATAGGCAGAGCGAGAAGGGTTAAATCTCATATTCAATTAGAGCCAGATCAGCGAAATGTCAGCGTCTTTACATATGTGTGTAAATTTTCACAAATTCAATTAGAACAAATCAACACTGCTCATGATTTGGATAGTGACGAAATAACCCAATTAATTACCGATATCAATAGTTTAGATAAAACTTCATCTAAAACTCAGTCTGAGGCTGAAAATATAGAGACCTTTATAAAATTATTAAATAAATTAACCTCGGAGGTTAATAGTATTGACCGAGGAAAAAGCACTGATGAATATTTAACGATTATAGCCGAAAAGAAGGCAATTTTATTAAATAAGTTTTTATACATGATAAAGGAGAATGCTGTAGACTGTATTTTAAATTTAGACGAAAATATAACGTC